GTATTACTCTTACGTTCTAGCCAACGATAGTTGTTTAGCTCCTTAATTAAGTTAGTGCTATCTGGACTTACTATAATGTCATAGTCCTGTAATAAGCTAATGCCATAAGTAACACTTCCCTGTCCTTTTATGCTTGGGCGTACATTACAACCCTTTGCTTTTATTTCGCTTAGTAGTCTTGGCTCTGCACTATCACCAACGATTAAACCTTCTCTAGCGTGTTTTAAATTAAGCTGCGCTATTTGTGACGTTGTTAGTCTTTGTAAGTAAAAACATTCTTTTAAATATATTCGTTTATTAGAACTGTCGATATTAACTTCAACTAATGTGCTAGGGTCTGCTGCGAAACCATAATCTTGACCCCAAACGCTTGTGCCTATATGTTTAAATTCTCCAACGCTCCAATTATTAAATATGACACCCTCTGCTTTGTTTAGCCACGCTCCTAACATTTGTTGTTTGTACTTCTCTGGTCTGCGTTCTCTCATTTGCTCTATTTGTTGTATATAGCTTTCAGATAGGTTGTCTATATTATCCTTATAAGTTGTATGTATGTATGTAGTGTTTTCTTTAGTTATATTGCTAACCTCTTGAACCCCTCTATCTTCAAAGAAACGTCTATATATAAAATGCTCTTTTGTAGTTGGGTTAAGTATTAATATTATTCTGTTTGGTTTGCCTTGTTGTCTTACTGATAAATCAATAGTATCAAACTTTTGTTCGTCAACTAATTCTTCAGCTTCATCAACTACCCACGTTGTGATACCTTGTAAAGATTTAAGGTTTGCTGTTTGGTCGCCACTTGAAGTTTTAATACCTCTGAATATTATTTTACTTCCTGTCTTTTTATTTATTATTTCGTCTTTTGTAATGTGAAAGTCTGCTATTGAACCAAACTGTTCTAGCTTGTCTATAAATTCTGGAATGATTGATATATAAGCAGAGGTTAATGTGTAACGTGTAAACAATATCGTGTGACCTTGTTCGTATGTTAGCATCACTAAAAGGGCGTTTACTGAAAAAGACTTCCCAGAACCACGCCCACCACTTACAATAAAATACCTGCTGTCGCTATCAACAATAGGCATATATTTCTTTTTTACTTTAATCAACGAATTTAATTAAATCTCTAAAATTGATGTTTAAACCCTCACTAGAGTTAATGTCTACACTTTCTTTAGGTTTACCATAACGATAGCTTAAATATAGCTGTACGGCTCTCATATCGCCTTTAGCTACTAGTTCCCCTAATTTACCTACTGCTTCGTCCTTGTCTATTATAGCGTCTAAGCGTTCAATTAGTTTTATCTCATCTGCCTTTGGTGGTCTGCCGCCTTTGTTTCCTTTTGTTCCTTTGTTGTTTACTCTCTTATCCATAATATAATTTTCCGTATTTTTTTCTGTTTATTAATTTAACTATATTTAGCAGTGTTAAATTGTCAATATCGAACCAATCGCCTTTCACTCTGTTGTTTTCGATTGACAAATGTATCTCATTTTCTACTTCATAGCAATCCTCTAATTTTTCAATAAATAATAACTCAAAGTTTATTTTATGTGAAGTGTATTGAGATAATCTCCTTTTAGGGTTGGAAACTTGCGTAACACCTATTTTTATATTACCTCTATCTACATCTTTAATTATATATATAAATCCAGAAGTTAAGGATATTTGATTTAAGTCTTTTTGTATTTTATTATTTATCTGTTCATCTTTCAATAATTCAACCATAAATTCATCAACATACTTTTTTAAAAGACTTGAAAACCCACTACCCTTTTTTCTACCAGCATTTTTTCTTGACCCACCATTAAATTTTCTCTTATCCATAATCAGTATTTAATTAGTTAACTGAACCTATTAATATATAAACAGAATTATATTTTTTTAGAACATTCTTATTTGTGCTTTGTGTTGTTCTATTCTTTTTATTGCTTCATTATAATAGTCCTTATCCAATTCACAAGCGGTTAAATCATATCCTAAATTATGACAGGCTATTGCTATTGAGCCACTACCTAAATGAGTGTCTAGTATCTTGTCCCCCTCTTTTGCGTAATTCATTAATAGCCATTCGTAAAGTTTAACTGGTTTTTGTGTTGGGTGTATTTTGCCTTTGTAATTATAATCCACTTTAATTTTTTTATCAAAACCACTTGTATTCCCAACACTTGTATATCTTAACATCTTACCTTTATTCTCAAAAGAAGTCCAAGCTAATTCAAATTCATCAACATTTCTAGAAAAACCCGTTTTTACAAAATACTTATCCCATACTAACCAAGCTCTTATTTCTTTTAAATTATTTGTGAAGTAATTAGCTCCCCAAATAATCTGATGTTTGGAAACTCTAAATAGTTGTTCAAAATACTCTTTAGATGGTTTTAATTCTTGTTTATCCCATTCAGCTATGTCTATTCCATAAGGCGGGTCTACAATAGCAAGGTCGAAGTGGTTATCTTCATATCTTGCCATTAGTTCCATATTGTCCTCGTTGGTTATTAACATAACACAGGGTTTTTAACTTTCTTGTTTAATGTAGCCCCTTTTATTTCTGGTATTGTTTTTCGCTTTACTCTTGTCTTTATTAATGCGTTAAATGGGTCTAGTCGTGTTTGTTTAAATTCTTCTACTGTTTCTATATCCCAGCCTGTTAAGATGTCTATAACGTCTTGTATTTCTTTTATAGTTTTGTTTGTTGTTTTTTTCTTAACTTCTTTTTTTATCTTTTCTTGTTCTGGGTTAAAGAATGGCTTTGAAAATATTAAGTCTAGCTCTTTTATTAATTCATCGTGTTTCTTTTTATATTCTACGCTTATAGTATCAACGCTATTAACGTGATGTAATATATTGCAATGACCTCTATTTATTTGCTCCCCTACTTCTCTAAATGTAGCTCCACTTTCATAAGCTAGTTTGCTAAACACTTTCTTTGCATCTGTAAAGTTTCTTTGTCTTACATTTTTAGCTACATCTAAATTGAATTTTTTATTTACTGCTTCTTTTATCGTTTCTAGTTTCATTTGTCTATATTTTATTGTCTATAACTTCTATTAATTGTCTTAATTCTGAGCGTTCCCATTCTCCTAGTTTAACTCCGTTTATATTAAATTTATAGTAGTCTTTTCTTTCTGCTTTTTTTATTTCTATATTTATATACATATTAATCTATTTTAGTGAATTCTGCTGTTTGGTTTTTATTGTGTTCTTCTTTGTTTTGGAAGTAGTTATCAACTAGTGCGTCAATCATTACTAGTTCGTCAATACTAGCTGTTTTTATTTTGTGTATTAAGCTGTCTATTTTGTTTAGTACGTTAGTACACATTTCTGGGTTATTATGATATACAGTATTAAAACCCTCTTGATATATTCGCTCTAGTATATTTGACGTTTTATTCACTTGCAGCTTTACGTTTTGTTTAAATGCTTTGCTTCCTTTTAAATCGTCATTAGCTTCTAGTAGTAATTGACTTATCAATACGCATTTTAAATACGCTAAGTGTCTTTCGCTTATTGGTTCGTCATAAACTCCCCTTACTTGTTCTTGGTGTTCTAGTTCTTTTTGCTCCATTTGTTTATAGTATTCTATTTGTTTTTTTCTATCCATTGTTGCTGCTGCTCTCTTAGGTATTCTATTTCACGTCTTAAATAATCTGCTGCTTTTTCTAAGTCTTTTAACTCATCGTCTTTTTTTCCGCTTCTGCAAATATACTTAATTATATTTCCCCTGTTAAAGTTTAGCTCATAATCTTTTATAAAGTCTATAACATCATAGCCTTTACCGTTTTCGTAATGTAAATAAGTTGCTCGTTTCATAATTTTTTAATTTCTAAGTGTTTTATATCATTATATTTATATTTTACTAATATGTCTTTTTTACCCCATTTTTTCCTAGTATAAAACTTATTATAATCTGTTTTTTTTTCTGTGTATTCTTTTGTATTTAACTTTATGTGGTCTAAAAGGTCTGTTCTTTTATAGATACTAAAACAATTTAATTCCATAATAAACATAGCAATGTAATAAGCTGAACCCCTTAACCACCCTTTATTGCCATTTACGTTAGTAACCTCTAACCATATAGTTTCTAAGTGCCTATTACCTTTTACATCAACCCCATAACCGTTTACATAACAATCAATATGTTTATACCAGTCATCTTCTTTACTTGCATCTTTATATTTTAAACCAATAGATAAAGACTTCTCTTTAAATAAGTTTTCATAATAATCACCATCAAATTTGCATTGACTATATCTACTTTCTTTAACTTTTAAACTCATAATAATGCTAATATTCTTAAATCTTCCTGTATGTCTTTAATCATTTTTAAAGCGTCTTTATAGTCTTGGTTTTCCATTGCTTCAATAACTATATCTAAGTCATATACAAATCTAATCATTTGTTCTAAGTTTTAATAAGTGATAGCACTCTGCGTACTTTTGTTGTGCCTTGCCTTTGTATTCTTGTTTAAATAATTGATACATTTTTTTAGTGTATTGGTATTTAGTGTCGCAATCAGCTAAGTATTTTTCTGCAAACTTTTTTCCTTTACCTTTAAAGTAGTTTACGTTGTCGGCTGTATCTCCAATTATCATTTGCTCGTAAAAGTTATATAAAGCTTCATCTTCGCTTATATCTAAAACTTCTTTGTGTTTGTAGTGATAGTTGTACATAAGGCAAGGAAACTGCTTATAGTCCTTGTCAATGCTTACTATCATAACATTATCACGCCCTAGTTCGTTTGACAGCTCGTACCAATATCTAGCAACCATATCA